TATTCATGGAAAAAATAATGGATTAATCGATAAGGAATTGAAGTTGTTTAGTGAGTTGATGTTAGATACATTTTTAACATCATTGGACAGAAGTTTAAGAAAGATTCAGCCGGTATTATTCGGTGTGCTAGCATTAGTAATTGTTGGATTGTATATGGTTATATTATTACCAATTTTTAATATGGCTAGCTCGTTAAAATAAAGGAGTTTATTGTGAAAAAAATTTTAAAAAAATTTAAAAAGAAAGACGGTTTTACCCTTATAGATATGCTTGTGTAAGAGTGCAACATATAAGAGATGCTTACTTGAAGCTAACATCTCTTATATCAACGTTGTACTTATTCATTTTTTCTGATATTTTGACAACCTCTATTTCTACACTTATATCTTCAATAAAAGCGTGCAATAACTTTATCTTTTCTTCATCTGTTATTTTAGTAAATACTTCATTAAAATTTAATGCAAAGTCTTTTATTTTAACTTCTTTTTTTTGATTTTCCAGTATATTAAATTGTTCTTGCTGCTCTTTTTTTAGCAATTCTATCTTATCTTCTATATCTGATTGAAGTCTTTTTAATTCATCGTCAGTTATTAAATTTTCTAACCATGCTTTCTGTAGTTTAAATTTTTTATTTTCTTGTATAGATATTTTCTTTTCAAAATTTTTAGTAGTTAACTTAACTTTATTCTTTTCAAATTTGAAGTTAAAACAAAATTCATTGAAATATTTTAATAACGCTTCCTCAATAGCTTCTTCTTTTAGATAATACTTAGCTTTTTTATTTAATTGACAATACGAACATCTATAACGCACTAGATACGTTCTATCTTTTCTTGGAGCTCTAGTAACCGCCATTTTCCTATGGCAAGTAGGGCAATTAATCATACCTCTAAAAACAGCCTTATAAGACCTATCACGAGCTTTAGACGAGCAACAATTTCTATCCTTTAATAGCTTAATAATATATTCTTGCTCTTCATCAGTTATATAAGGCTCGTGAGTGTTTTCTACAAGTATATTCATTAAAGGTGTATGACCGCAATATACTTTCTTGCCAGCAAACCTATTAATAGTGTTAAAGTGCCATAGTGCCGCTCTTAATTTATCGTATCCGTTTAGTTCTAGCATTTTAGATATTTGAGTTGTAGAATATCCATCTAGTAATTTTTCAAATATAAACTCTACACATTCCCTAGTATTTTCGTCTTTAACTAACTTACCATCTACTTTTTTATATCCAAAAGGAGCGTGATTTATATACTTACCATTTTTAACAGCTTGTATTTTTCCCGCTATCATACGTTCTTTTATCGTTTCACGCTCTAGTTGAGCGAAGGTGGATAACATACCTATAGTTGCCATTCCCATAGCTTGAGAGGTGTCAAAATTCTCTGATAGACTTATTAAATCTATGTTGTTAGGTTTAAATATATCCTCAATCAGTAACATAGTATCTTTTATAGAACGAGATAATCTATCTAGTTTATATATCAATACTATATCTATCTTTTCTATATCGTTTTTTAATCTGTTTAATGCTGGTCTATTGAATTTAGCTCCGCTTACTCCAGCATCTATATATTCTCCAACTACCTTTAATTCATGAAGTTGGCAATATGCTCTTAATTTATCTATTTGAAATTCTAATGAGTTACCATTTTCTACTTGCTCTTGTGTTGACACACGAGCATATATTGCTACTCTTTTAGGCATGACAAATACACTCCTTTATTGATTATTTGAGAAGTGTATGATATACTATTGGTATTAAGTTTTTTGTGTATATCATGCACATTTCTATAGAGATATTGCAGTATCTCTGTTACCCTCACTCTTGCAGGAGTGGGGGTTTTTTTATATATTTTCTTTTTTTCTTTCTTTTTTATTTATTAATCGGGGTAAAACTATCTACAACTTTACCTACAATATTAAAGTAAGTATCTTGTATATCTGATGTGTAGATTATTATATCAGAGTATTTTTTATTAATTGACTTCAAAACAAAACGATTTCCATCATTGTATAATTTTTTAACGTAACTTTTCCCATCATAATCAATAACGTATATATCACCATTCACATTATCGTAACCTTGTTGTAATAAGATTACATCCCCATCTAATAATTCTGGCTCCATACTATCACCAAATACACGGGTTGCCATGTCATAAGGCATTAAATCATCCCGGTCTGTATAGTAAGAAACAACCTCATTATTTCCATAACAATAACCAACACCAGCCGCTACTTTTTCGGTTACAAAAATTTCCGTTAATTTTTTATTTTCAGATTTAACAGAAACTTCTTTGACTGTTCTATTTTGAAAATTAAGAAGATTAGTAGCGTACTGATGAGTTTTATTTTGATTTTCTTTATTAAGCTTTGAAACTACTTTTACTATTTTTTCAGTCAGTTCGCTTGATGCTTCATCTCCCCACCCCATAAGGTAGGCGGGGGTAGTGTTCAATGCGGAAGCAAAAAGTTGGATTTTAGTTTCCGATAAATCTACTTTCCCTTTTTCTATTTTTGCGATGGAACTTCTATCAGTATAACCAGTCATTTTAGCTAATTTTTCTTGACTTATTTTTCTTTGCTTCCTTAATTCTTTTATTCTATCATATAAAGTTATCATTTTTTCTCCTTTCTTTATAGAGAATTTTTATTCACAATTTTATTTTAACATTTTTGTGAATAAAAATCAACGAAAAGTGTTGACAAAAATTCACAAAAGATATATAATGAAATCGTGAAGGAAATTCACGAAAAATAAATTAAAAAGAAAGGTGGTAAAATGGCAAATTCAACATTGTTAAGAGAAACCATAAGAAAAAAAGGTACTACTATTACAGCGTTAGCACCTAAGATGAACTTAACAAGGGAAGGTTTAACAAAAAAAATAGATGGTACAAATGAGTTTAAAGCTAGTGAAATAGTCGCTATAACAAAAGAATTAAAATTGAATTTCCAAGAAAGAGAAGAAATTTTTTTTAATAAATAGAGTGAATATAGTTCACTATTTTAAACGAAAAATTATTTATCCCGCTTCAAAAGGGAAGAAAGGAGAAAAGAGGAGTGAAACCTGTAATAAAAGATGTTCAGATAGAAAAAACTAATATTACAAACATCGAAAAGGAACTACCTAAAACATTCTTAACGCTTAAATTTGAATTTTACAACCCAAGTACTTCTTTAACAGATATACATGAATTCATTAAAGAAGTACAAGAGTTATGTGATATTAAAGTCCCATTTGTTTAGATATTAGCTGAGTTACTATTTGGGAAGCTATTTGAGTTAACGAGGATATTGTATTTACTCCTATTTTAGTACTAATCTCTTTTGTATTTTCCCAAACAGTTTTAGGTCGTACTGTATTTAGAAATTCGTGTCCGTAAAAAGTAATGTCGAAGATTATTGCTGTAAATGCAACAATTCCATCAGCATTTACAATATGGGCTTTGATATATCCAATTTCTTCTAATTTTAGAATGGAGTACTTAATATCTTCAGCACTGTAATCTATCACAATATTTTTTAAGTGCACAGTATTATTTAATTCAAGATTTTCTTCTAAATACAACATTACATCACGGATACAATCATAATTTAATTTCATATTAATTCACCTCCTTTGAGGTAATTATATCATAAAACAGAAAGGAGACTATCTATATGAATATTTCTAAAAAGATAACAACTAATCTAAGTGGAAAAATTATCTCGATTGAATATAAAGAAATAGAAACTGATGATGTTTTTTTATCAGAAGACGAAGAACCGATTCGAAACGAGATAATCAATATATTAGCAAAACACAATCTTCCTTACTGGAAAGCTAAGCTAATATTAGAAAGAACTACAGCCTTTTTAGTTAAAGAAGCTGTAGTACAAAATATTACTTAAAATTACTAATTAAAGTGATAAAGGAAAGAAAGGAAGGGAAATAAAAATGTATGCATTTATAAGAAATTACAAAATTGAACAAAAAGAATATCCTGTTTCTGAAAATTTAAATACATCTAAAGCTACTCTAACTTTAGATATAGAGGTGATTGAACATGGAAAACAAATAACTCCCGAGGTTTTAATAGATATATTAAATAGCACTCAAGAGTTTTATAAAGAAAATTATTTTGATAAATAAAGGAGAAGAAGTAATGAAAGCAAAGCTTATTACATTAGTATATGTAGAGTTTACTAGAGGTGATGGTACAAAAGAAAATCCAATACGTACGGTAAAACAGTATTGGACTACAGACGGTAAATTAATTTTTGAAGATGATACAGTTAAGAGTCACGACCATCAATAGCTTTACGATAATTCTGGGGTAATAGATTATATGTTTCTTCTAATTGTTTAGGTTGACTAATCTGATAATCAACAATGATGTTAATAAAGTGAAGCAAAGAGAGAGCTAAATTTTCATCATTTTCAGTTATTATTATGTTTCCTGGATGAACGGCATTATTACCAATAACTCTGACTGAATCTAGAGCTTGTTGTATTTTAGTTGGAAGGCCTTGTTTAACAAGAAATCCTATTCGCTCATTCAACGTAGCACCTTCAGCGTTTAGTTCAATAGTTAATAAATCTATTGCTAACCTAGATAATGCTATAGAAGCTCGAGGAGAATAAGGGATGACATTTAGCGATTCATTGAATATAGTTTTTACATTATCTGGCATATCTTTGTTAGGAGCAGGAGCGTTAGTGTTTTTTATAGGAAATGCTAAACACTCTTTAAAATCCTCACTATCCTTAAAATATAGGGATAGTTGCTTACAGCCTGGGCAAGTAGCAGCAATACCATAACTATTTCTACAATCTTTAAAATTAAATGTAGTTTCATCTTCATTATGATATAAAATTGTATATTCAAATACCGTTTTACCTCCACAATGGGGACAGGTTGTAGTATTCGAACTATATGGAGCAGTAGTATACTCTAAGTATTCCAAATCAAATATTTCAGACATAATTAACCACCTCATTAATATTAATTTTAATTATATTATAACACAAAAAAAGGAGAAAAAATGAAAACACAAGAAATAAACCAAGAAGTAAATTTATTAGTAGACAAAGTAAAAAAATTAGCAGCAAGAGACTTCAAAAGAATATTAGAAAAAAAACTAAGTATAGATGATTGGGAAACCGAAGTTATGAAGTTAAAAATAGATGGCATTTTTCATGGGATATATTCAAATGAAGTGCATTCATTGTATCTTGAGTACAAAAAAAATATTCAGATACAATTTCCTATACCTGAACATTTAGAAGATTAATTTATATTTTTCTTGAGGAAAGGAGAAAAGAGAATGTTGGGAGGAGAATTTTTAGCCATAATGAAAGATAAGCTAATGGATGCAATAACAATAGTTGGCTATGTCATGATATTACAGACATCACTTATCGCAATTGTCGATATAAATATCTATTATTTACTTAAGTTTAAAAATAAGTGGTTTAATAAGAGCGAAAAAAGCGACAACAATTTAAATTAAAGAAAGGAGATTTTAAATGAAAAAAACATTAAAAATAGCACTAATTTTAGCCACTGTGACCGTAGTTAAAATAGCGCTAATGAAACCAAGATTAGAATTATACAAACCTACTTCGTTAGTTTAGAAATTTCGTAAAAAAAAGTTGTATATATTTCTAAAATCGTATGTTCATTTAGAATTAATTTTCCAGTATTTCCATTAGAAATAAGAGTATTCATATGATTAATTAATTCTTTAGTTAATTGTAATGCTATTTCTTCTGGTTTCATGTAATCACCACCTTTACTATCATTATACTATGAAAGTTAGATGTAAGGTGATGAAAATAGAATATAGCACTAAAAAGGAGAATAACAATGATTAAAGTTAAAGTAACAACAAATAAAAACCTATCGCCAAGAGCGATTGAAAATTTAAATAAAGTATTTACTGAAATATTTAATAAAGATTCAACAAGATTTTTAAAACCACAAAAGAAAGGAGCATAGAAAATGTTCAGATTTTTTAATGACAAAAAAGAAAAAGTGCAAGAAGAAAATAAACAAGAAGAACAATTTTCACTTGAAGTTAAGATGGCAGGATTGCCAACAATCTATTATATTGTAGATAAATATACATTTGAGAATTTCAATTCTTGGATTAATTCACGCGGATATTTCGTTGAAATTTTCGATATAGAAGATAGAACAAGATACGGACTTAGAAAAGATAGTATTTTAAAGTACAATATCGAAATAATTAAAGAGGTTAAGAATGATAAGTAATATTATTGATTGGGCAATAGCTCGAAAATTTCACGAATATTGCACATTAGAAAAAGAATTTGAAAAAACCAAAGAAGAAACTAAAGAAATTCTTGAAGCTATAAAAAATAATGATTTAGAAAAGATAAAAGATGGTATCGGAGATACTTACATAACATTAGTAATAGGATATTGGCTCACATCGGATTTAGAGGATACAATTAAATTTTTTAAAAACATTCCAAAGAAATATACTAATGATTTTCCAAAAACTCCATCAGAATTATTTATCAGAATAAATTTGCTTGCCAACTTAGAATTTCTTAGTTGGTCACCAGATAAGAGAATAAAATATATGAAATATGATCCATTAGTACTTGAATTTATAGTTAATGATTTAGAACTAACTGCTGCAAAATATAATTTCACATTAGAAGAATGTGTTAAATATGCATTTAATCAAATAAAAGATAGAACAGGTCGATGGATAAGTGGCCAGTGGGTTAAAGATAAATAAAAAAGGAGAATTCAAATGATAATCCTCAAAGAGAACATTACTCGCAATGCCAAAATCCAATTAATTGACTGGAGCAAAGGAAAAGATATCGCACAAGCCGATTGCTTACATGTTCATACAGTCTTAAAAGATGGCCGAAAAGTTTGCTTAGCATTTAGATTTAAAAATTTTGTAGAAACAGATGGAGCATTTACCGCCTTAATTAACGGAAAATGTAGGCTGAAAAAATATTTTAATAATTTTTGCCCATCTCCAAGCATGATTAAATGCAAAAATGAAATATTCGAACAGCTATTAATTTAACAACAAGGAGTGATTTAATTGAATGAAAGGATAATAAGAAAAAACAATAAATCCACAAATATTGATAAGGAAATGTGCAAAAATATCTTCCTGGATTTAAAAGGAAATAAGCGGACGAGGTTTAAGGACATTGCAGCTAAATACGGAGTTAAATATAGAAATGCAATGATTTGCTATTACGCAAGAGGTAATTTCAAATGTTATCAAAAATTAATAGTGACATTTAAATAAATTTAAAATGAAAGGAGAAAAACAAATGAATAATGATTCTTATATGCAAGCCCCAAAGGTATTGTGGAATCCAGATAGCAGATATTTTCTCCTATCAAATAATGCCAAGATAATATATATGCTAATGATTGACCGATACAAGCTATCAGCAAAATCACATCAAGAAGGTAGTAGCACATGGTTTGACGTTGCAAAGAACAGATGCTTTGTTAAATTTAGCAATACAGAGCTTGGTAAGTTATTAAACGGGATAAGCACCAAAACTGTAATCAAGGCAAAACTTGAACTTGAAGAGTTAGGACTAATTAAACAATTCGCAAAAGAAAATGATAGATCATGTTACTTTTTTGTCTTTCCACCTAAAGAAGCTGAAAATATTGTAGAGGAAAAACAAGAAGAGAAAAAAGAAAAAGTAGATATTATCTTACCAACTATGCCAGCTATTGTTAAGAGCGAAGTAATCAACGCTGAAGATATTATTTTTGGCCAAAACGTCATTCATCTAAGTGTATTAGAAAGGAAATGGAGAATAAAAAAAGGCTGCAAAATATGTGAAAGGTTAGTCAAAGTATTAGATAGGTTTGACGATAAAGAATTAATAAGTGACAAGGAATTTTGGTATTTGAGAAATAATATTCAAAATTACGAACAAAACAATATGATAGCTGATTTAAAAGCGTTTGTAGAAATCCTCAGAAAGAAATTTAAAGAGAACAAAGACTTTATTTCTGTCAAAGTTGGTGCTGATACTGATATTGATATAAAAGAAACCATATTAAATTCTATACAAAATACTAAAGATTTAGATCTAATAGAAAATTGATAGTGGAATTTTTACAACATATAGTGGAAATATTCCACAACCATAGTGGAAATATTCCACAACCATAGTGGAAATATTCCACACATAATAAGAATAATATATTAATAATAAATATTAATAATAACATAATAAAAATAAAAATTAAGTAGTTGTTATTTTAAATAGCGCATGCGCGAAAATAAAATTTATAATTATTTAAAATTTAATTAGAGCAGATTTCAAAAATCTAGCCAGTAGGAGTTCAGCATGTGGTTAAAAAATACGATTTGAAACAAATTGATTTTTTTCTAAGAAATGAACAACATTATTTAAATGTTGTAGAATGCCATTTTTTAGAATCTTCGTCAAGCGAAAATTTAGGAGTAAGTTTAAACAAAATAGGTAATTCTGTAGAGAATACAGCTATTAAAAAAATAGATGACCCTCGTTATGTTAAATCAAAATTAATTGTTGATAGTATTAATGAATTAAGGTCTAAATGCAATGACATCGAAGAAGAGTTATTGTATTACTGGGCATCCTTAAACTTGAATTATTTCCAGATCCACAGAAAAGTAAACTATTCAGAATCATGGGTAAAACAAAAAATATTAAAATTAAGGCATTCATTAGTTGTTATAGTCAACAAAAATATTGGTGGTGATGATAATGAATAGTGTTGAACCAATTCGCAATAAAGACGATATACAGGCAATGAAAGATTATTTGAAAGAATGGAACGAAAGAAATTACATGCTATTTCTCTTCGGAATAAATTCAGGACTTAGAATAAGTGATATATTGCAACTAAGAGTTAAGGACGTTAGTGGCTGGAGTGTTAGGATTCGAGAAAAGAAAACACGAAAAGAAAAAAGCTTCCGAATGACACCAACCTTAAAAAAAGAGGTAAGGGAATACGTCAAGGGCAAGCCACTGCATCACTTTTTATTTCAATCAAGAAATGGCAAAAACAAACCACTAAGTAGACAATCAGCATATCTTATCTTGAGAATAGCTGCTGAAGAATGTGGGCTAGAAAGCGTAGGTACTCACACAATGCGAAAGACATTCGGTTATCATTTCTACAACAAGTACAAAGATATAGTAATGTTAATGGAGTTATTCAATCACGCTTCACCTGCAATCACTAAAAAATACATTGGAATTAAGCAAGACCAACAGGATTTAGCAATGTCAAGGTTTGGACTTTAATTTTTATTAAAAATATCAATTTTACATAACGAGCAAAACGCTAGTTGATTAAAAAGAGGTAGCAAAACTCTTTTAATAGCAAGTAATTATTAATTTTAGTGAATTATACAAACTATAAGATATGACTAGTTCACACACGAAAAGAGGGGTATAAAATGACAAAACATGAAGAAAGTTAGAAAGACTTTAAAAAGTTCTCGTTGGAGAAAATTTAGAGAGAGGATTTTAAAGAAGTATAACTATTTATGCCAAGAATCACTAAGATACGGATTAAGAGTTGAAGCAGAAATGGTGCATCACATATTCCCTGTTTCAGAGTATCCAGAGTTAGAGTTCGTTAGTTGGAATTGCCTTCCTCTAACAAATAAGATACACAATACATTTCACGATAGAAATACAAATAAAATTATCGGTGAAGGTCTAAGATGGCAAAGAAGAAGAGAAAAAGAATTTAAAGAATTTTACAAAAATAAGGAGATAAAAAAATGACAGAGAAAATAATAAATTTCACAAACAAAAAAATAGCAAAGAACTTAGGAGGATTTTTAGCAAAGATAGTGTATCTATCATTAATGATACCAGCAATACTTATTATTGGAACATTGGTTTGGTTTGTAGAAGGATTACAAGAAAGAATGGGTTAGCATTAGAGATAGGAGTAGAACCAAAGAACATCAACGCATGGAGAAAAGGAACAACTCCAAGGCTGCCAAATTATAAAAAATTAAAAGGAATATACGATTCTCTAAAAGATAAGAAAGAAATACCAGATAATACCACAGAGAAACTTCAACAGTTAGACAAAGAAATAAATTATCTGACAATAGAGAAAAATAAAGCAGCAAGACATATAACAAATATAAATAAACTTATTTATAATTTAAAGAAAGAGCGTGAAAAACTACTCTCTAGTAAAGGAGCATAAAATGAATTTTAAAAAAATAAACAGATGGATTTATATATCACTAGGATTGTCGATTATTTTCGTTGGTGGAATGCTGGTAGGAGCATATCACAGTGAAAAGACATTAGAAAAAGTGGCTAATGAAAATTTAAAATTAAGAAACGAAAATATGCGATTAAAAAATAACTTAAATGATCTAGACGAACTGCAAGCAAAGTTAACGAAGAAAGTAGCAGAACTAGAAGGAGTAGGGGGATAAGAAATGAATTTTTTAGACCTGTTCGCAGGGATAGGTGGTTTTCGTTTGGGAATGGAACGAGCAGGGCACAAATGTATTGGATATTGTGAAATAGATAAATTTGCAAGAATGAGCTATCAAGCTATTCATGATACAAAAGGAGAAATAGATTATAAAGATATTACAGAGGTGACGAATGAAGAATTTAGGAAACTCAAGGGAACAGTTGACGTTATTTGCGGAGGATTTCCCTGTCAAGCTTTTTCCATTGCAGGAAAGCAATTGGGTTTTGAAGATGCTAGAGGAACTCTATTCTATGAAATTGCTAGAGCTGCCAAAGAAATCAAACCACGTTATTTATTCCTTGAGAACGTGCGAAATTTATTATCGCACGATAAAGGAAAAACATTTACTACAATGCTTACCATCTTGGATGAGTTGGGGTATGATGCGGAATGGCAAGTGCTTAACAGCAAAAATTTCGGAGTGCCACAGAATAGGGAACGAGTGTTCATTATTGGACATCTTAGAGGAGAATGTACCTCAAGCGTTTTTCCTATCAGAGGAGAAAATAAAAAATTTGATCGCGAACCAAAAATAAAAATATTAGGGAACGTTAAAAACCCTAATTGCAGAAGTAAGGGAACTAGAAGTTTAGTACACGATAAAAATGGCATAGTAGAAGCGTTGACAGCAACCGATTATAAAGAACCTAAAAAAGTAGCTATTAATTTTCCTAAGATTTTGCAAATAGGAAGAGGATTTAACAAAGGCGGAGTCCACAATATAGCACCGACAATAACTAAAAATAGTTACCAAGAAAATAATTTTTTAAGTATAAAAGAAGCAACTAAAAAAGGTTATTCAGTTGCAAGTGTTGGAGATTGCAAGGATTTCCAGATTGGGCGTTTGATAAGGCACAAAAGGTAAATAGCAATAGTCGATTATATAAACAAGCTGGAAACAGCGTAACAGTAAATGTGATTGAGGAAATAGCAAAGAAATTGAAGTAGGAGAACAGTAAATGAGTAAACTATCAATATATGTTAAGTATAGAGATATGCAAATAATCAAACACGCTTTGCAGTATTATGTAACTAGACCTAACGCAACTTCAAAAGAAATTAAACAGGAACAAGCGGTGCTTGAAAAGGTAGAAGAAGAAATTAATACATTTAAAGAAGTTAAAAGATTAAAGTAGGGGGGGTAAAAAATGTTAGATAAATACCCAAAATTAGAGTTAATAGCGATAACTTACGGATACGACAAGGTAGAAGAAGTAACTGAAAGAACAGCAATAATAAGTAATGGTTATTTTCACGAAATACACATAATGTGTGATGATGTTAACCGAAAATATGCTATGAAAATTGTAAATAGAGTTTATAAATCAACTAAGTTTAGTTTAATAACATATAACTATGAAAGTTTCATACGTGAATTTGAGGAGACTCTAAAAACGATGGTAAATTCAACTTTGAAAGAGTCAATAAGAATGGCGACAGTAGATTGGTAGGAGGGTAATGAAATGCCGAATTGGTGCGAAGGATATTTAAAAATAAGAGGTAAAAAGAAAGATTTAATCAATTTTATAGAAAATGAAATTGTTTTGATAAAACAAGAGTCGATTACATCAGAGCCGCAATATATTGATATAAAAATGGAAGACGAAGATTTATGTAAATGTTTTTTTAAATATAATAAATCTTATAATGAATCTTTATATTTAAAAAACACTAGAAGATTTTTTGTAGAAAGCGATGGAATATTATTTTATTATAATAGCTATGAAGATGAAGATGAAATTTATTATTTGACTTTAGATATAAAACAAGCATGGAATATTGATATTCAAACGCTTTTAGTAGAGCATAGTAAAAAATATTCTCTTGATTTTAATATATTTGCTAGTGAAAAGGGAATGGAATTTGAGCAGTATATAACTGTTGTTGGCGGAAAATTATTAAGAAATGAAGAAAAAGAATATCAAGATTTCTTATTTGAGGCAATTAACCCAGATTTAGGAGGATAAAAAATGTTACAACCAAAAGTATATATTAAGGAATTGAATATAGTTAGAGAAGTAGAAATGATAGATTTCCACAATAAACAAGTATCAGTTTACGATATAGGTATTGGATTTCGGGGCGGAGCAGCTATATTTTCTTTTGATAAAGTAGAGTTCATGGAGAATACAGGTTATGTGGATATAAATAAAAAACATATTTGCGTTGGAGATATAGTGGAGATATTAGGGGCATATTTTGAAATTAAATATAGAGCATATAAAGGTTATGTTATCAAAAATAAAAAATACACCTTATCATTGGAAGCTAACCTTGATTGTGTGAGTGTAGTAGGCAACATATACGAAAACAAGGAGTTGTTAGGAAATGAGTAAATACATAATAGAGTGGATAATAACATGCATCATATTATTATTTCTGTTCAAGTTAATCGATGGAAGTGTCAACGATAAAGATGTGTATTTAATTACAAGTGTCTGGGCGGTAGCAAGGCTAAGTAAGTCGATAGAGGATAAGAGGTAGAGCATGGACGATAAAAAATATACATTAAGAATTAATATGAAAAACGGACAAAGACTTATAGTTATAACCAACAAGAATACAGTAGCGTGTTTTAAAATGTGTTACGATACAAAAGAAAGTTTTGACGAAGATTTTACATTTGAGGTTGAAGGAACACCTGTTAAAATTCATGAAGTAGATAATGCTATATGGTTTCCGTTTGATGAAACGAATGAGAATAACAACAGATATGTGTAAACCAAAAGCAACAGTGTATTGATGAATAGAGGTATATAAAAAATGTTAATCAACTATGACAAGCTAAAGAGATATGTATATCGTAAAGCACCTAACACCAAACACTACTGCCATAAATGTTGCGGTGAGCTAGAGTATTGCAATGTAGAAGACAATGTATTCTGCATTAGATGCGAGGATTGCGGAACTCATACATTAGTTGAGGAAAGTAATTGGTACAATGCCATTAGAAAAGTTGAGGAGAATAATAATAATGAGTTTAATAAAATGCACAATGAGTAATAAAGAAAAATTATATTTAAACGCAGAAAAGATAACTGCAATTTACGAAGCTGAACTACTGCCAACTAGAAGTGTAGTGGTAGTAGAAAATCAACACTTTCACGTTACAGAAACAGTAGTTGAAATTCTTGCTATGATAGGTGAGAACAAAGGATGTGAAAGTTAGTGTTATTTACTTTTGATAAAGAATTGATAAAAGCGTTAAAACGCAGAATATATGATTTTCCCAAAAAAGAAGTATTGGAAAAAGAGATACATAAACTCAAAGAAAATACTAGAAATGTATTAACTGATACGGAGATTGCAGATTTAGAACATAAGTTTAATATGGATCTAAATACTTACATAAAAGTATTAACTACACCTGCAAAATACAAAGTACATCAAGAACGTGTAGACAACAGAATTCACGAGATACTAAGATTACTATCTGACATATGGAACTATGGATATAAATGGGAAAAAGAAATTAGATCTATTTATCTATTCGACAAAGAAAAGAATAAGTTGGAATTACATTATGATAAATTCTACATCTATCACCAAAATGAAAGATTGGTTAACATGTGGGAAAATTCAGATAAAGTTTTAGATAGATTTTTTAAAAATAAAATCAAAGGATAGTCAATAGACTATCTTTTTTAAAAAAATTTCAAAAATATTAAAGTTTGTCCAAAATGTCCAAAATGTCCGTTATAATTAGTAATATAGGGAAAATAAAAAAAATTGATTTTCTCTAAAAAATAATTTTTAATTTTTACCCCCCACCCTCAAAAATTTTTATTTTGATGACTTGGGAACCGGGGAAGGGAACTTCTTCCAAAAACGGAGGTCTCAGAGAAAAAGGGGTGTAAAAGTCGACAGAAGGAAAAAAGGAGTTGAGATTTTTGGCCAGACCACCAACTAAGAATTCTTTTGAAAAAAATACAATTAAACAAATGAAGTCCTTGGGAACTTATCGTGATGAATTTAAACCGATAATTGAAATCTATGCAGGGCTTCTTTTTCAATATCATACTTACGCGAAGGCTCACGAAGAAAATGATTATCTCGCAATGGAAGAATACACGAACAAAGCAGGAGCAACCAACATGAGAAAAGTCCCATTAATAACAATTATGGAGACTTTGCGGAAAGATATAATTTCCTATTCAGATAGATTGATGTTAAATCCTAAAGCGCTTGGCGATATTGTAACAGAAGAAAATGATTCACCTATTTTAAAATTCTTACAGACAGCTGGGAAAAAATTATGAAAAATTTTGACAGAGCCAAAGCATACGCTAATGATGTTATCTCTGGAAAAGTAGTTGCGAATAAAGAACGCATTCAAGCTGCAGAACGTTTTTTAAAAGATGTTGAATCAAACAAGTGGGATCTAAAAGAAAATATTGTAGATTTCGTGGTTACATTTATAGAAAATGTAATAGTCCATGTACAAGGCGACGATATGAACGCGGTAAGTATAAGAAATACACCACTGAAACTACAAGAGTGGCAACATTTTGTAGTTACTAATCTGTTCGGATTTAATATCAAAGGTAGTCGTGAACGACGATTTAAAGAATCATTTATGATGTTACCAAGAAAAAATGGAAAGACAGCATTTACCGCTGCACTTACACTGGCAGGTTCATTACTTGATATAAAAAGTGGGAGTAAAGCGTACATTGTGGCTAATAGTACCAAACAAGCACTACAAGCATTCGGATTCATAAAACACAATACAGATAGATGGAAAGACAAACGAATAAATACAAGAGATAATAATCAAGAACATTCTATTACTGGAGATTTCGGAGTAGAAGGTTCTTTTTATATTAACGCGTTAGCCAGTGATGAATCTAGACTAGATTCATTAAACGGAAATTTTATTATTATTGATGAAGGACATACAATGAAAAATTCTAAAAAGCACGGATTGATGAAAAAAACAATGAGTGCTTATCGAAATAGATTATTATCTGTTATCAGCACTGCTGGAGATATACCAAACGGATTTTTAGCTAACAGATTAAAATATTGTCAAAAAATATTAGATGAGACAATAACTAACGATGAACTTTTTATATTTGTTTGTAAAGCAAATCAAGATAAGGAAGGGAATCCAATTGATTATTTAGATCCTAATACTTTAATCATGTCTAATCCATCTTGTGGAGTTACCATCTCGCTAGAAAGTTTAATGGCGGAAGCAGAAGAAGCACTTAATGATCCACAGACTAGAAATGAGTTTTTCAACAAAACACTAAACATTTTTACAAACTCAATGAATGCTTACTTCAATGTAGATGAATTTATTGACAGTGATTCTAATTTTGATTGGAGTATTGAAGAATTGGCCAAACTACCAATTAAATGGTATGGTGGTGCTGACTTATCTAAATTACATGATTTAACGGCCACTGCACTATATGGCCAATACAAATACAAAGGGAAAATAATAGATATAGTAATCCCTCACGCATTCTTTCCAATTGTTGCCGCACAGAAAAAGGCCAATGATGATTCAATTCCGTTATTCGGATGGAAAGAAGATGGTTGGCTAACAATGAGTAATACTCCTACTGTACTATATGACGATGTCGTCAATTGGTTTGTCGAAATGAGAAACAAAGGATTTAAGATTACAAAAATTGGATTCGATAAAAAATTTGGTAGAGAATTTTTTATTAAAATGAAAAAGCAAAAATTCAACATAGTTGACCAACCACAATATTTTTGGAAAAAATCTCAAGGATTTAGAAGAATTGAAGTCAAAACCAAAAATAAAGAATTCTATTATTGTCATTCAGAGGCATTTGAATATTGCGTAGGAAATGTTCGCGCGATTGAGAAAACTGACGATATGATTCAATTTGAAAAGATTGACGGAGACGGCGGAAATGCAAGAATAGATATTTTTGATGCAGCTGTTTTCGGTGCAGTTCAGATGTTAGAGGATATGGACAAAAACCCTAATATAATGAGCTTTTTCGATTAAAAGAACAGCCATTTAAAAGCCGTATAAACGTTCTACTATTTTCAGCAAGGTAATTATACCCCAGAGAACGAATATAGAGTGATTTAAACGGTTTACATAAGATTTAAAAAAGGAGGTAAAAGAGTTTGGGAATTATAGATAAGTTTTTCAAACGGAGTTCTTACGATTCCAACGGTATTGATATAAAGAAAGTGGATAAAGATAAATTTGTAGAGTACATTTTCCAAGAAGGATATCAGCCATTAAATAAGAATCCAGATGTGATAATTGCAGTTGATAAAATTGCTGACTTAGTATCCAGTATGACCATTCAGTTAATGGAGAATACCGAAAAAGGTGACGTTAGAATTAAAGATGAACTCGCAAAAAAAATCGATGTAGCACCTTGTAAGTATATGACAAGAAAAAGTTGGCTTTACAAAATAGTAAAAGATTTATTGTTAGATGGTAGAGGTAATTCAATTTTGCATATCGAATATGATACCAAAAATGACATCATTAAAAATCTTACACCTTTTCCTATGAAAAGCGTCGACATCATACCTAACGGAAATGATTATTACATAAAATATAACGGAATTAAGTATTCTCCTGATGAGGTAGTTCATTTTGCGATAAATCCAGATGCCGATGAACCGTACAAAGGAACAGGATACGAAGTTGTACTAAAAGATATTGTTCAAAACCTTAATCAAGCAACGTTAACAAAAAGAAGCTTTATGAACGGTAGGAATATGCCTAGCCTAATTATCAAAGTTGATGCGAATAATGATGAGCTTTCTTCAAAAGAAGGTCGAAAAAAGATATACGGAAAGTATATCGAAACGGAAAACGCAGGTGAACCCTGGATAATTCCAGCAGAATTGTTGGAAGTACAGCAAATCAAACCATTAACGCTTAACGATATTGCGATTAATGAATCAGTAACTTTAGATAAGCAGACAGTGGCAAGTGTCATAGGTGTACCACCATTCTTTCTAGGAATAGGTTCATTTAATAAAGAAGAGTACAACAATTTTGTAAGTACTAAAATAATGTCAATCGCTCAAACGATAGCACAAACACTAACGCGAGACATTTTAATAAGTCCTAACAGATATTTCAAACTCAATCCACGTTCACTTTATTCTTATAATTTAACAGAAATGGTAGATGCAGGAAGCAAGATGATTCAATTAGCTGCAATGAGAAGAAACGAACTTAGGGATTGGGTAGGAATGATTCCAGATGAGGAGATGGAAGAAATTATAGTTCTTGAAAATTATCTCCCTCAAGAAAAATTAGGAAGTCAAAAAAAACTTTTGGAAGGTGGTGATGAAAATGAATAAAAGAACAGCATATATCAATTCAGAATTTAGGGTAAGAGAATCAGAGGATGCACTAGATTTAATCTTAAGTGGTTATTTCATCAAATTCGATGAAGAAACAGAAATTTGGGACGGTTATTTCGAAAAAATAGATAGGAGCGCGATAGATAAATCAATTAATGATTTAGATATTCGCGCTTTATTCAATCATGATACGTCATTAGTCCTAGGTAGAACCACTAATAAAACTCTAAATTTAACAGTTGATGATACAGGACTTAAAGGAGAAATTTTAATTAATAAAGATGATCCAATGGCAGTAGGTGTATTTGCAAGAGTAAAACGCGGAGATATAAGCGGGTGTAGTTTCGGATTTATTCCAACTGAAATAGACACCATTAGAAGAGAAGATAGCACATTAGATATTATCAAAGGTTTAGAACTCTTAGAAGTAAGTCCATGTACATTTCCAGCTTATCCTCAAACGGAAATTTCGGCTAGAAAAAAAGAGTTTGTGGACAACAAAAAACAACGCTTAGAGCAAAGAAAAAAACAATTTAAGGAGAAATATAATAATGGGTAATGTAATAATTTTAAACGCAAAAATTAAAGCAAGAGCAAATAAATTAATCAATATTGAAAAAGATATCGAGGAAGCTAAAAAACGTGCTGCTGAAACCGAGGCGGCAGTTGATTCAGCTGAAACAGATGAAGATATCGATGCATTAGATGAACAAATGGAAAAAATCCAAAAAGAAATCAAAGGAAAAGAAGAAGCTAAAGAAAAATTAGAACAAGAAATTGTTGATTTAGAAAAAAAATTAGAAGAATTAAACAATAAAAAACCAGCACCAGAAAAAGGAGAACGAGGAATGAATAAAGAAAAAGAAATTCGCAGTGGATTAAATAGTTACATCAGAACAAAAGGACAAACAAGAGACGGTGTTAAAATCGTTGATAATGGAGCATTAATTCCTGTTGAAATTTTAAAACCACAAGTTGCACCTGTTTTACAGACAGATTTAAGTAAATTAGTTAACGTTGTGAAAGTAAACACTGCTTCTGGTAAATATCCAGTAGTAAAAAAATCAGGTAAAAAATTAATTGCCGTATCAGAGTTGGAAAAAAATCCAGATCTTGGAAAATTCTCAGCAACTCCTGTTGATTATTCAATTGAAACATATCGAGGACATTTAGCAGTTTCTCAAGAAATGATTGATGATGCCGACTTTGATATTCTAGAATTAGTAGTTGAAGATGCTGAACTACAAGAATTAAATACTAAAAATGAAAAAATTGCATCTATTTTAAAAACAGCAACTGCCAAACCTGCAGTAGGATTAGATGGAATTAAAGATATATACAACAAAGAAATTTCATCAGTTTACGATGTATCATTAGTAGTGTCAGATTCAATGTTCGCAGCATTAGATAAAGTAAAAGATAAAGAAGGGCGCTACATGCTTCAACCAGACCCTACCTCACCTACAGGCTACAAATTCGGCGGAAAAGTAATCCATAGACTTCCTGATACTGTTATTGCAGGAGCAACTGGAGAAATGAAAGGGTTTATTGGAGATATAAAAGCTTTTACAACATTATTTGATAGATTACAAACAACAGTAAAATGGGTAGAAAATGATATTTACGGACAATTACTAGGAATTTTCACTCGTTTCGATGTAAGAAAAACTGATAGTGCTGCTGGGTTCTATGTTACTTATACAGATGCAGTCTAGGAGGTAAACTATGAGCGAATATATCACAGTACGAAACTTTTGGGATACAGAAGTAAGAACAGAAGAATATCCTAGAGGAAAATCATACAAAAAAGGCGAAAAGTTTCCAGCAGAAGGACTTAAAGTAAGTGAGGAGCGTTTAAGACAACTAAGTACGTATGACAATTCAGCAGGAGAAATCTTCATTAAAAAAGTAGATGAAAATAAAGAAACAATCAATCCATTTAAAGATGAGGAAACAGAAACCGAGGAAGAATCAACAGAAGAAGTAACAGAAACCGAGGAAGAATCAACAGAAGAAGTAACGGAAACTGAGGAAGAATCAACAGAAGAAGTAACGGAAACTGAGGAAGAATCAACAGAAGAAGTAACGGAAACTGAGGAAGAATCAACAGAAAAAGTAATAGAAAATAAGAAGCCAAAAGAAAAAAAAGCATCAACAAGAGGACGACGTAAAAAAGCTGATTAGTAGGTGATGATATGGATAAAGAACTGATATTGGATTTAGTTAAAGCAAAAGAAGGAATAACTACAACAATACGAGACAATTATATCAGTCATATCATCAAAGGAACAATCGACGAATTGACACGAATTAAAGGAGTGAAGCTAGATGAAAATAATCATGCTCACGTCCTTTTCGTGGTCGATTATGCCCATTATCGCTATTGTAACAAAGATGGAGTAGCAATTCCTAGAAACTTACAGTATCGCTTAAATGATTTAATTATTAAAGATGGAGGGGGAAATTAATGCCATGGAATGACGAAGTTATTTTAATCTCTGAAGGCAAACTAATTGAAGATGATTTAGGCCAGCAAGAGAAAACAAAAGAAGAACTTAAAGTTTTATGCAACGAAAAATCAGTAGGGCGCTTCGAGTTCTATCAAGCAGCAAGAGCAGGATTTAAACCCCAATTAATTCTTGAAATACATAGCTTTGAAAACAATAATCCATTTGAGGTTATTTTCAAAAACAAAAAATATAGTGTAATTAAAGAATACACATCTAAAGATATTACAGAATTAACTTGCGAGGAAATCAAAAATGAAAGCAGATGATTTGGGTAAAGCGATACTAAAAGAGTTACAGAACTACCAAAAAGAAGTTCAAGAAGATATGGACAAGGTTGCTGACGAGGTTGCTGATGAAGTTGTAGAAAAACTGAAAAATGAAAGTCCTAAGAGTAACAGGAAGAGTGGCGGTGCATACGCTGGTAGTTGGAAAAAATCAAAAGACAAAGGAAAAATAAAAATCCATAATAAAGAACACTACAGACTAACCCATCTACTAGAACGAGGCCATGCAAAAAGAAATGGCGGGAGAACAAAAGCAATGCCACATATTGAACCTGTAGAACAATTCGCAATTGAGACATTTCCGAAAAAATTAGAGGAGCGACTAGGACGATGAACAATTTATTTAATAATTTAAAACGCTTAGGAATTCCAGTTGCTTATCATCATTTTGTAAATAGAACAACTCCTACTATTCCTTATTTAGTGTATTATTCAGAAGGTAGTGAAAAAACATTGGCTGACAATAAGATACATTGGAAAGTATTAGATATGGTAGTAGAACTTTATAACACAAAAAAAGATTTGAAATTGGAAGAAAAACTGGAAAACATATTAGACGAAATGAAACTAATATACGACAAAACAGAGACATATATTTCGGATGAAGATATATATATGATTTCTTATGATTTTAAACTAGAAAACAGGAGGAAAAAATAATGGAAGAGAATAAAGTAACGTATGGATTAGAGAACGTACATTACGCAGTTATTACAGCAGAAAAGAAAGGGAAAATTGAGTATGCAACACCTAAACCTATCCCAGGTGGAGTTGAAATTTCGTTAGAGCCAAAAGGAGAAATTTTTGCGATAAAAGCAGATAACATTGATTTTTATAAAACAGAAAGTAACGAAGGATACGAAGGAACACTAAAAGTAGTTAATCTACCAGAAGCATTTAAACAAGAAGTACTTGGAGAAAAAGTAGAAAGTGGATTAACAAGTGAATATAGTAATGCAGCTAAAAACTCATTTGCATTATTATTCCAATTCGAAGGTGATGCGCACGCAACTCGTCACGTTTTATACAACTGCACAGCAAAACGTCCGAAAGTAACAAGTACAACAAAAGATGGGAATAACTACAATACTGACGAATTAAGCTTTTCAGCATCTCCTAGATCTACTGACAAAGTAGTTAAGAGAAAAACTAATAAAGATACACCGACCGAAACATACAATAAATGGTTTGAAAAAGTACCAGAAATTGAAGCTTCAGCGAGTGCTGGTCAATCATCAACAGGGAGGTAAATTAAATGGAGTTAGTAGTTAAAGGAATTAAATTAAAAGCAGCAGCTAATTTACCTTTTAAATACAAAGCATATTTCAGACGTGATTTTTTTGATGATATTTTGAGTTTAGTAAAAAAATTTGGTAAAAAAGAAACAAACTTTGATGAAGTTTCTGGAAGCGACATCGATATTATGTATAACATTTTTTGGACATGCGCAAAAATTGCAGATGATAATATCCCAGAAAAAGAAGAATTCTTTGGAAAACAAGAAGAATTAACGGTTGTTGATATTTTTGAAAATATCGCCCATTTATTAGAGGTAACTTTCGATACCAAAAAAAAGTAGATGAATCTGAAGATGCTTCCGATGAAGTATTTACTTCTGAATCATTTTTCATGTGTTGTAAGCAATGCGGCCTAACTCTAGATGAATTGTCAGAAATGACAATAGGAAATGCTCTTGATTATCAAACAAAATATGTTGAAATGCACAGTGATAATAAGAAAGAGAAGAAAGCAGTTAGAGCAACACAAAATCATTTTGATAATTTTTAGAGCGAGATTAATTAATCTTGCTCTTTTTAATAATTTAGGAAAGGAGGAACAATATGGCTAAGATTAAAGGAATAACTATTGAAATAGATGGAAATACACAAGGTTTGGAAAAAGCATTGAAAGGTGTCGAGAAAAACACTACAAGCATTCAAAAAGAGCTAAAACAAGTCGATAAATTATTAAAATTTGATCCTAATAACACAGTTCTTTTATCACAAAAACAAGAACTACTAGGAAAAAGCATAAGTTCTACTTCTGAAAAATTAAAAGTATTGAAATCAGTAGAAGAACAAGTTGAAGCACAATTCAAGCAAGGTAAAATCGGAGAAGAACAATATAGAGCGTTTAAACGAGAGTTAGAAAGCACACAAAACGTTCTTGAAGGATACAAAGGAAAACTATCTGGAATCCAAAGCGAACAAAGCAAGCTTGGAGAAAATACTAAAACTTTAGAAAAGTACTTTAGCTTAACAGGAAAGAGCGTTGAAGATTTTCGACACGTACTGGGAGACAAGCTGACTAACGCAATTAAAAGCGGTAAAGCTAGCAGTGCTGATTTGGATAAAGCACTCGAGAAAATAGGGAAAAGTGCACTAGGAAGTAAAGTAGATGTCAATGAATTTAAAAATGCTATCAACAAAATAGATAGAACTAGCGGTATTGATAAGCTAGAAAAACAATTCAAGAGTTTAGATGGTGTAGTAGAAGAATCAACTAAAAAGATTGGAAAAAAACTTGATTTCCAAAATATTCAAGCTGGAGCGCAAGTTGTTCAAAATCTTGGGAATAAGATTAAAAGTTTTGGTAGCGATGCGGTCAGCGCGTTTACAGAAATAGATGCTGGACTAGATATAGTAACATCAAAAACTGGCGCTTCAGAAGAAGCATTAGAAGGGATGCATAATATCGTTAAACAAATAGGAAGTACAACAGGGTATAGCTTCGAACAAATCGGCAACGCGGTTGGAGAGATTAACACACAATTTGGTTTAACAGGCGAAACTTTAGAGAAAACATCATTACTATTTTTGAAGTTTTCAAAAGCAAACACTACCGATGTGACAACTAGTGTAATTAACGCTAAAAAAGCGTTGGAAGCATTCGGATTAGGTGCTGAAAATGTAGGAAATGTATTAGATTCAGTAACCAAAGTCGCACAAAATACTGGACAATCAGTTGATACAATTTTTAGTAAAACAGTAGCAGGCGCTCCTATTCTTAAAGAGCTAAACCTTAGTTTTCAACAAGGGGCAAATCTTATAGGGGTATTTGAACAAAGAGGATTAGATTCATCTAATATGCTTAACAAGCTAACTAAAGCAGCAGCAATTTATGGGAAAGAAGGCAAAAGTTTAACCGAAGGGCTTAAAGAAACCATAGAAAAAATAAAGAACGCTAAAACTACTCAAGAGCAATATAATGAAGCTTCAAGAGTTTTTGGAACTAAAGCAGCACAACCTATGATTGCTGCCATTAAAGAAGGAAAGTTAAGTTTTGAATCTTTAAACAGCACTATGGAGAATGTTCAAGGTACTACTGAAGAAACTGCCAGAAAGATGGGAAAATCTCATAAAGGAATGGGTGCTGCTGCTAACGCACATAAGTTAGCGATGTCAGAATTAGGAGAAATAATTGCAGGCACAATAACACCTATCTTTCAACAATTGGCTAAAGTTTTCAAAAAAGTGGCTGACTTTTTCAATAAAATTCCAGCACCAATTAAAGATTTTGTAGTAGTACTCGGGTTGGTAGTGGCCGCCTTTGCTTCTTTAGCACCAAGTATCGCAGTCGTTGCACTCGCTTTAACATCGTTAGAAATCGCGCTCGTCCCAGTATTATTAATATTTGCAGGAATAGCGCTCGCAATCACGGGCATAATTGTTATTTGGAAAAACTGGGGCACAATCATTGATTGGTTAAGCCAAAAATGGGATGAGTTTAAAAACTATGTATCAGGAATATGGACAGTTATTTCCGAGACAGCCAGCATAGTTTGGGGGACAATTAGCACAACCATATCAACGGTAATAACTGTAATTTCAACCATAATCAGTACCACACTAGCAATAATAAGTGGAATATGGTCGAGTATCTGGGAAACAATCAGCGGTGTTGCTTCAACAATTTGGGGAACAATCAGCACAACGATATCAACCTTAATTGACGGCATTTCAAATACAATAAGCACAGTATTAACTACAATAAGTGGTGTATGGTCTACCATTTGGGAGACAATCAGCGGTATTGCCTCAAGTATTTGGACTGGAATTACAACAACAATTTCTGGAGCGTTAGATGGAATCAGCACAACTTTTAGTTCTATAATGAACGGAATCAGTGGAACAGCAAGCAGTATTTGGGATGGAATTAAGGGAATATTTAGCCGAGCGATAGACTGGATTAGAGGATTGTTTAATTTCGAATTTAGATGGCCACATATTCCACTACCTCATTTCAGCATAAGCGGAAGTATGAATCCATTGAGATGGATTGATGAAGGTGTACCAAAAATTTCTGTTCAATGGTACGCGAAAGGCGGTATTTTAACCAAGCCAACAATATTTGGTGCAAGAGATGGCCAATTATTAGGTGGTGGAGAGGCAGGCAATGAGGCAGTCCTACCACTTAATGAACAAACATTAGGAGCAATAGGGCGAGGAATAGCTGCAACAATGAATAGCGAAAGCTTAGTCATTAATATTAACAATCCAATTGTTAGAGAAGAAGCAGATATTAAACTAATAGCACAAGCAGTATATCAAGAAATTGAAAAAGGAAAAAACAGATTAAATAAATTGAGAGGGATAAGCAATGATAGAATTTAACAAGTTAACTTTTAATAATAAAAGCACAGCTGACTTTGATTTCGAAATTATCGTTGAAACTTCTCCATCGTTTAACTATGTAAGCAGTAAATCAGAATTATTTGAGTTAGACGGAAAAACAGGCGCATTGGTTCGAGATAACTCAAATAGAAGTGTATTGCCGTTAAAATATATCCTACATCTGATTCAACCAACAGAGGAGCAACTCAAAGAAATTAAACGTTGGCTATCAGCTGAAAACGTGTGGTTAAAACCGCCGCAAAAAAACATCTTATACAAAGCATACAAAGTAGAAAGTTTTTCTTCACTTAGGGATAAACTAGGTAATTATCAAATTGAAGTTGAATTCAAATGTGATCCTATTGCATATGATATTGAGCCATTTAATAAAGTGCTTAGCCCAAATGGTACATTAGATACACTAGGAGATTATGAGATTTTTCCAAAAATAACAATTGAAGGGAATAGTACTAGCGAAGTTAGTATAACAATCGGAACTCAAGTAGTAAGATTTTCAAAATTAGATACAAAAATCGTAATGGATGGAAATCCAAGTAATCCAGTTGTTTTGGATAAAAATGGAAATGATGAAACAGTCCTTTGGCGAGGTGATTTTATTAAATTACAGCCAAATAAAAGGCTTGGTGTAGTCGGTAGTACAGGAATTACAAGTATTAAAATCGAATGTAGATGGGGGTGGTATTAGTGATTGAATTATACAATCAAAATACAACAGATTTCACCTATCATGGAGTAATTCTACATGAATGTACGAAAGCAGTTGTTAAAGAAGCTCTAAACGGAGATTTTATCGCTACAATAGAATATCCTATCACTAATTCCCATAGGTATAAAAAACTTAAAATAAACAAGATTATATACATACCAACCCCTAGAGGTAAACAACCATTTAGAATTTATGATCTTGAAAAAAGAAATGACAGAATAATAATCGAAGCGCAGCACACAACTTTTGACCTAATGGAGCAGTTAGTAGCACCAGTCAGCATTAACAATAAAACTTGTAGAGAAGCTTTAGACACATTATTCGGAAAAATGAAAACCCCAAATAGTAAATTCACTTGGAAATCTGAAATAACAGAACGACATACTTACAATACAACGGAAGAAAAAACCTTTTATTCCAACCTAATGGACGGTAAGCACAGCGTAATAGGAACATGGGAAGGTGAATTACTAAGGGATAACTTTGGTATAGAAATCAAAAAGAGAATTGGAAAAGATACCAATATTCTAATCTCAACAAGCACAAATCTTAAGACTTTTGAAGAAAAAGAAAGCTCACGCGGTGTAGTCACTAAAATCTATGGAAAATCGACTTTTAAAGCAAATAAAGACGATAAAGAAGACACAGTGATAACAGCGGTAGCGATAAGCCCACTTAGAAATACGTATCCTTTTGAACGTGAAAAAAGCTATGAAAATAACGATATAAGAAGTCAATCAGAACTTATACAATGGTTAAACAGGAAATTTACTAAATATCATATCGACAAAATAAGCAGCGATATTAAAGTTACTCACCAACAATTAAATAATAGGGTAATTAATTTAGGGGACACTGTAAGAATTTATGTTGCTGAACACGATGTAGAAGTAATCAGAAAATGCACAGAATACGAGTACGATGCCATCTTTAAAAGATATATTAATGTTACTTTCGGTGAAGAAAAAACTGGAATAACAGGGATTGGAAGCACACATAGTAATAGTAGCCAGGAAGTTCAAAACATTGTAAGTATGTTTCCTGGCAACAGCAAAGAATTCTATGATAACTTAGCGGAATTGTTGCAAGAAAACGCTAAACAGTTATTTGAAAAAGAAAGTGAAAAATTCTTAGGCGGTATTAAAGATAGCATAGAAAAAAACAAATCCCAAATAGAACTTAACAAAGCGCAATTTACAGATGAACTTACTAGACTTAAAGTTGGAACTACTAACGAATTAAGCAACTTCAACAAGGATTTACAAGAAACAAAAGCAACGATAGATAGCAAATTTAACGCACTTGGGGATAATATAGACAACACAGTCCGCCAATCTGTTGAGCAGAGTACTCAAGGTATCAAAAGAGAGCTAGAATTATTAGAACAGAAATCCTATCATATTAACACATGGAAAGAAACTGCCAGCGAAACATTGAATAATGTTGTTAATAGGATGAATAATGACATGCTAACTTATTCACAATTAAAAATAACAAGTAATGGCATTAATTTCGGAGCAGGTCAAGAGTTCAACGGACAAAAATTAATAAGCATGCTTACAGTTAATCCAGGATATATCAAGGCAATAACCGAAAAAATGATAATAACTCCAGCTAATGAAAATTTAGTGAATTCAGATCTCAAGAATACTTCTTTTGTAGCCAGCAACGGAAAGATGCTAGCAACAGAAATAACAGGAATCAATACTCCAGCAGAATTCCTTATCAAAGGATACGTGCAAATACCGAGTGTGACCATATTATATTTTTCCGCAAAAGTGCAATTAAAAAACTCGAATACTATTCGCACATATACAGCCTTACCTTATCTTGTTAATAGTGGAAATTTCGAGTGCAGCTTAAAGATAGATGATGTTGATACCGATCAAGTGAAGAACATATCTTTTATAGCAAATATATACAGCGAATCTGGTGCAGGGATAATTACATTTAAAAACTTAGCCATTATCCAAAAAAAATCAGCAAGCTTACTGGTGGACGGAACTATCACATCGAATCATCTAATGTCTAAGATTATTAAAGCAGCACACATTGACACAAGCGCAATAGAGGCAATACATATCAAATCAAATAGTATTACAGCCGATAAAATGTTAATTGATGAGGCATTCATTAACAAATTATTAGTTAATAATTTGTTAGTGGATAAAATAACCTCTAATTACGCATTCATCACTAAAATATTAGCAACTGATATAGATGCAACTCGAATAAAGTCGGGATATTTAAGTGGAGACAGAATCCAAGGCGGAACAATTCAAGGGGTAACAATTCAAGGATTAAATAAAATAAAAATAGGGCAATATGGATTTTTAGCACCCATAAACAATGGTCTACACATTAATGCGCCTAAAAACTTCGGTGCTAATTCTGGAGTAGGTATGCAACTGCACGGCTATCGTCAGTGGTACGAAAATAACAATAGTATTCCTAAAGGATTATTCATATATGATGATCCAGATTTTTCAAGCAGTGGAACTAGAAATAGTGTTAATGAGACTTTATTAACGATAGGTGGAATGATAAAAGCTAGGACATTCACCGATGGGAATGGACATTACGACGAAGGATATGCGATGGTAACTATCACAAATAATAGGAATAATAACTACCCCATAAAAGCGATGTGGTCAACTAACGATGATTTGGCCTATAATACCTCAGGAGCAACGATATATATCGCACAAACAGCCAACTCAGATATGCGCTTAAAGACTAACATTAGACCAACGAATGAACAGATTTTACCAAAATTACTCAGATTCAATTTTAAAGAGTTTAATTGGTTAAAAACGGGTAAATTTGAAAGTTTGGGAGTGATAGCGCAGGAATTATATCAAATAGATAATACACTGGTTGATAAAAAGGAAAAAAGTCAATATTTATTTTTGAATGAAAAAAAATTATTGATGTATGCTTTAAAAGCAATTCAAGAGCTCAATTTCAATCTAGAGTTCAAGATTTCAAAATTTGAAAAAACCATAGAAGCATTAGAAAATGAAATAAAAGAATTAAGGAGAGCAGCATAAATGGAATTAAAGATTAAAAATAAAAATATAGAAATTATATATAAAATATTTTCAGAGTTACCTATTAAGAAAATGAAAGCAAATAGAGGTAGGGCTAAACTTCTTAAAAAACTAGAAGAAAAATACAACAATTTTATCCAGGACAGAAAAGAAATCCTTGAACTTTATGTAGAATTTGATGAGGTAGGGAAACCTATTTCAAAAGATGGAAAGTTACAGTTTAAAGAGGATTGCGTAGAAAAAGACTTAGCTAAAGATATCGATGAATTAGCCAATGAATTAATCATTATCCAAAGCGGAGAATATTCAAATAGATTTATTGACTTATTTGATGATTTAGAAAATTTAGAAACGCAATTATCAGCACAAGAAATAATCTTGTTAGATGAATTATTAGAGCAATACGAAAATCAAAAAGGAGAAGAAAAATAATGGCATTAGTAATTAAAAAAACAACAAAACTTACTGGAGAATTCAAAGTGGAAGATGTGATTGTTAAAACAACAACAGTAGATATTGACGAAAACGGAGTATCAACTGTATTTGAGTATATGAACAATGCAGACTTATACGCCTCTAATCGAAGAGAGATGAGAAAACAGGAAAAAGAATTTAGAGATAAAAGATATGAAGTTGAAGATGCTATTTTAGCTGAAATCGAAAAGAAAAATACAGGTCAACAAGCCTAATTTAATTAAGGAGAAACATAATGTTTGAATTTTTAAAACAATTTCTAGAAACTGAAGATGGAAAAATTTTATATTTATTATCAATGATAAGCTTAGCGATGATTCTTGATTTCTTAACAGGAATCATTGCTGCTAAAATTAATTCTAATATCACATTCAATTCTAAAGCGGGAATTAATGGGATTTTACGAAAAATAGGAAGTATTCTAGTAATGGTCTTCTTTATTCCGATTTCAGTGCTTATCCCTGGAGATACAGGAACTATTCTTATATATACATTATATATAGGATATTTAGTAATGGAACTTAAGAGCATTGTAGAAAATCTAAATAAAATGGGAATAGATGCAGAAGCTCTTAAAAATATAATCGAATTACTTAGCAAAAATAGAGGTGACAAATAATGGTAAAAAAATCTGTAGCAATCGCACATTTAAAGTCTGAGGTTAATAAACCTCATGACTTTGATGGAGTTTATGGTAGTCAATGTGTAGATGAAGTTAACTATTACTTATACAAATTTTGGAAAATCAGATTATACGGAAACGCAATCGATTTATTAGAAAACGCTAAAAAACAAGGTCTAACTGTAATATACAATGCACCAGGAGTTAATCCTGAAGAAGGAGATGTATTTGTAATGACAGTCCCTTATCATGCTTTTGGTCACACAGGAGTGGTAATCGAAGATAGTGACGGTTACAAAATTAAGACCATTGAACAAAATATCGATGGCAACGCTGATGCACTAACAGTAGGAGGACCAGCTCGTTATAACGAACGTGATTTCACTGGTGTCATTGGTTGGATTAGACCAGACTTTGAGGATGAAGGGAGCAAACCAATGAATTATACAGAGGATGAAACATATTTAAGAAGAGATACACCTCAAGTTGGCGTATCTCCTTATAGACAAATACACGCACATTCAACAGGTAATCCAAATTCTAAAGCTAGTGGAGAAGCAATCAATATGAGAAATAAGGATTTAAACAGTGGTTTCTTCACGCATGTAGTAGGAAATGGACAAGTATTTCAAACAGCATTAGTAGGACAAGGAGCTTGGGATGTTGGTGGTGATTGGAATAATGAAACTTTTGCCGCAGTTGAACTTATAGAAAGTCATACAACATATGATGAATTTAGAAAAGATTATGAAATTTATATCCAATTACTAAGAGATTTAGCAAACCAAGGCAGAATACCAATTACTGTTGATTCTAGCGCCCTTGAAGGAATAAAAACGCATTTCTATTGTACTAACCATCAACCTAATAACTTTTCAGACCACATAGATCCATATCATTATTTGGCCAAATGGGGTATTACAAAAGAGCAATTTAAAAAAGATGTTGAGAGTGGAACTATAAGCAATATTCCACAAAATAACAATAATAGTAGTAATGTGTTAGACACTAACACTAATCTTGAAAATCGTGAACAACCTTACTACAGAGGTTATCTAAGCGAAGACTACTATGTGGAAACAGAACCTAATGCAAATAGCAATGATAAAGAATATCTACCAAAAGGAACAGAGGTATATGTTTACGAAAAGAAAAATGGTTGGAGTAGAATAGGTCATCACACTTCAAATCAATGGATTGAGGATGATTATTTAGTAAATGCAGTTGAGATGTAGAATTATATTGCAAAAAATAATAAAAGATGATATAATAACAAATACCTAAATACCATTCCCCCTTAACTTCGGTTAGGGGGATATTTTTATTGACAAAATTTAAAAATAATAGTATTATAAAAGCATAGATAAATACGGTATTTTATTATTTGAGAGAATGTTTATTTTGAATCTAACTCATTCGAGTTCAAATAAAGATTTATCTAAATTGCCTTATGGCTGAGCTGGTGTCAGCTCATTTACCCCTTGACGAAAGTTGAGGGGTATTTTTTTTAACTTTTTAAAAACTTTTTTATAAAAAACTATTGACAAATTATAACGCATACGTTATAATTAAAGTAACAAAAGATAGAAAGAGGCAAACATCATGGAATACAAAGTTTACAAATACGGACAAATAACAAAATTCGAAGCTGGAGTAATTTATAGAGCTTACAAAAATGGAGAAATTAACTGCTTACCAGAGTTCACTAAATTCATGTACGAAAGAACAGAAGATTATCTTGGATTAGCAATTCAACGTTACAATCAAGATTCTTACACATATGATAGAATTTATGATTTAACAAGAAATCTTCTAGCAAAAGATTTCGAAAAAGCTAATGAATTAGTAGAAAGTCTACAAAATGATTTCATCAACTTAGCAGGTAAAAAATCACCGTTTTATAAATATAAAAAAGAAGAAGAATAAGAGGTACAGAAAAATGAAAGCAAAAGAAATTTTACAAATGATGAAGGATACAACTGAAAATAAGGGCGAATTAAGTTTCGCCCTTAAACACAAAAGAACAAAAGGATATTTAGTAAACTATGATACTGGAAATTTTGCAGGAATCTTCGCTTACTCTAACAATAAATTTTACGGAATATATGGAGATTTTTTAGAAGAAAATTTCAATTATGAAACTAATCAAATAGATAGCAGATTTAACTCAGATATTGAAATTTTAGAAATTTTAGAATCTATACTGATTGATTGGGATTTAGTAGAGGCTATAGATAGCGACAAAAAAGAATTTCATTTTAGACCTTACAAAACAAAATACGAACCACAATACGTTCAAGACATCGCTGAAAACAAACGAATTTATATTTCTAAACAAGAAAATGAAGTAATAGAATTTACTGTTGATGGATGTAAATGGAATATGAAACTTGAAAAATTCAACGGTGAAAAAATCAGATACAAACTAGATAAAGCAGTGAAAGATTATCTTTAAGAGGGAATAGCTTCCCTCTTTCATTAATACTATTTTTTTGGTATAATAGTAAAAAATATTTAGGAGAACTGTGTAATGGACAAAACTTCAAAAGCACAAATAAGAGCCTCTAGATCTTACGAAGAAAGAAACAGGGAAAAGACTAGAATTAACAGTTATAAGCGTACAGCAAGACTTTTTGTGAAGACTTACGCAACAGATGAAGATATGGAAGAACTAATTAAAATTTATAAAGAAAATAAAAGGGAGAATTAAAAATGAAAAATAAAAAAGCATTAGAAATATTTAATTCAATTAAACAGCACGCAAAAGATGGGAACATCCACTATTTTTTGAAAGATAAATCAACAAATAGATATATGCAAAATAGCGGCACAGGTAATGTTTGGAGGTTCTTCGGTTTTTGTACTGATGATAAATCAGCTCAAATATATGGAGCATATGGAGATTTCTTATATCGCTTTGGCTATGGGGATAATCAGATAGATAATAGAAGCAACACAGATGAAGAAATTTTCAACGTTATCGAAAAATTATTAGTTGATTGGGATTTAAAAGTAGAAAAAGAATAAACATCACTCTTACACACACATAGAAATGCTTATGGTACTTTTCATAATTGCAATTTTGTTAATATTAATAATACCTAATATTACTAAGAATATTGACACTGCAAAAGATAAAAGTTCGGAAGCATATGAAAAAACAGTTCAATCACAAGTAACAGCATACGAAATAAATGAAAAAGATAGTAATGTTACTTTTGAGAAATTAGTAGAAAAACATTATTTAGATGGACCTGTAGAAAAAGCTAGTACTGCACCTAATGGTAAAAAAATTGTAATATCAA